AATAGATTCGCTTCAAGCAAAAATCAAACGCCTAGACACTGAAAAATTACAATTGGCAACAGAGCGTGGAAAGATACAAACGATCATTGACAAGAACGTTCAAGAGCGGGAAAAGCGTGAGTCTGTGTTTAAACAGATGCGCGCCTTCGAACTAGTAACGCAGGGTTTCTCTCGGAAAGGAATTCCAAGTGTTATTACTAGTTCGCAATTACCAGCAATCAATCTAGAAATAGCAGAAATTCTACAAGGAATAGTTGATTTTACGATTGAACTTGAAACTGATGATGAATCAGATTCAACGGAAGTATACATCAATTACGGTGACAGTCGACGTTTGATTGAACTCGGTTCTGGAATGGAAAAGATGATTGCATCTGTTGCCATCCGTGTTGCTTTGATTAATGTTTCATCACTGCCCAAGACAGACATGTTTATTATTGATGAAGGTTTTGGATCACTTGATGATAGCGGCGTTGAAGCATGCAATCGATTGTTAGGTTCGCTTAAACGTTATTTCAAGACCATCATCGTGATTACACATGTTGAAGGTGTTAAAGATGCTGCTGACATGATTATTGAAGTCACGAAATCAGAAAAAGATGCAAAGGTAATGTATGTTTGACTTGATGGTTGAGTGATGAAAGATCTTGTCTGGAAAGATTACATTAACGGTCGATTGATTGCAACTGATCCAACTGGTTTTTTTGTCATCAAGCCTAATGATTCCCAAGAAGGCGTACCATTAGCTTGTCCAATTTGTGACAGACTGAATCGTTCACGATTAGATGAATATTCGTGGTTAGAGTTTAAATGTTGTAACGCATGCGCTCAAAGATGGGCTCATGCTCGACGGGAAAAATGGCATGCAGGTTGGAGACCATCTCAAAACGATGTTGATGATGAACTGTTAACTCGCCCATCATTGTTTGTTACGTTTGAGATAGATTGACTTGAGAGCCGTATTTATGTCGGGTTATCCGATATCATGGCTAAAAAAACGATCGACACTGCGGCCCTAGGCCAAACAATCAATACGACGTGGGGCAATTCTTCAACACCTAAGACAGCATCATATTCTGTTAAATTACAGTTGACTGGTGAGTCAAACCTTTTAGCAACATATGCATGTGTTGTTAGCTTTGGTTCTGATGCTCACATGGTTGAGATCGTCAGATCACACCGGACTGAATCAGATGTTGTCTTGGCTGAAGTAATCAAACGAATCAAAACAAACTATAAAGATTTGACAGGCGATTCGATATCACTTAAAATGGATAAAGAGTCAAGTCATGATAGTTTTGAAGTCATCAATGTTAATCCACATAATCTAAGACGAAGTGGGTGTTTTCGTCGTAAGGTAGTGTTAGAGGTTAGTTGATGCAAGCGCATATTTCACGCGCCGAACAAGTAAAAGAGATCGTAAAGTGTGGAAAGAATCCTTCATACTTCATGAAGAAGTATACGAAGATTCAACACCCAACACGTGGCATCATACCATTTGATACGTATGATTTTCAGGACGATTGTGTTGAGGCGTTTGAAAAACATCGTCTTAACATTATTCTGAAATCAAGACAGCTTGGGTTATCAACTGTTTGTGCTGCGTATGCAGTCTGGATGGCGATCTTTCATCAAGATAAAAACGTGCTTGTCATCGCAACAAAGTTGCCTACTGCACAGAACTTCATTAAAAAATGTCAGGTTATCATCAATAACCTTCCAAAATGGCTTATTCTTCCAAAGGTAGAACCAAGCAAAGCAACGATTGGATTTTCTAATGGGTCACAGATAAAGGCAATTCCAACCTCAGAAGACGCAGGACGCTCTGAGGCACTTTCGCTTCTCATCATTGATGAGGCTGCATTCATTAGGGATTTTGATCAGATTTGGGCAGGTCTTTCGCCAACGTTTTCTACTGGTGGAAGCGCAATCGTTCTCTCAACACCTAACGGCGTTGGAGGTCAGTATTACTCGTTATGGACCGATGCTGAAGCGGGACAGAATGGATTCAATCCAATTCGAATTATGTGGCATCAACACCCTGAACATGATCAGGCGTGGTTTGACAAAGAAACGAAAAATCTGCCAAAGAAGAAGATTAGTCAGGAATATTTGTGCGACTTCACTTCATCTGGTGACACTTTTCTTCAACCAACTGAGTTAGAACGATTACGAGTTGACATTAAACCACCACTTTCAAAACACGGCGATAAGAAAGAGATTTGGGTTTGGTCTGAGCCAGATCATAATCACCAATACGTTATTTCAGCTGACGTTGCTCGAGGTGATGCCAGAGATTTCTCTGCATTTCATGTGATTGACGTTGAAACGTGTGAGGTCGCAGCTGAGTACATGGGAAAGACACCACCTGAAAAGCTAGCTGAATTGTTGACTGTTTGGGGCAAAAAGTATTGTAATGCTTTGTTAATTCCGGAAAACAACACGTTTGGTTATATGGTAGCTACGAAGCTTCGTGACGTTGGTTACAAGAAACTTTATTATCATAGCAATCGTGGAAATCCATTTGGTTATATCCCGTTGAATGCTGAAGAGTTACCAGGTTTTCCAACTAATCAACGAACTAGAACTCAAATCTTGACAAAGCTCGAAGAGCTTATCAGAAACAAACAACTAAAAACGTATTCACAGCGTTTGTATGATCAATTACAGGCGTTCGTATGGCATGGAAATAAACCCATGGCATCGAAGGATAGCTATGATGATTTGATTATGAGTCTTGCGATCGGTTGTTGGTTAGTTGAGGGAAGCGAAACTGGTGCATCGCAACAAATAGCTTTAGCATACGCAATGTTAAAGGCAACGTCTAGGGATGCTCGTGACATGTCTACCATTCCTGGAAACGCTGGGCAAGTAGAATCACTTATTAATCCGGCAATCAGGGGTTTAAACCAAAACGCGCCAAGTCAACAAAATAGGCAACGAACCCAAGGACGACAGAGAGATCACTCTGATTTCAGTTGGTTGTTTAAGTGAATATACTTAAGGTGAGGATAGAAAACAGATGACACAGGGCAAACTCAACCTGAATGACCTCAGGAAGATCGTAAAAGAAGAGCTAGTTGCTTTGCAAGAGCAAGTTGATCATAGTGGTATCCGCGATGTTGTTAACAACGCTAGCAAGCTTTTAGCAGCTGTTGAAGCATTTCGTGATAACGCTGCACCAACGATGATCAGTTCGGTTACACCACAACTTGATCAATTAGCTTCAATTTTAGAAGACATGGTAAGCACTCCGGGATCATATGTCATGAAACCAAAAGTCGAACCAAAGAAGGTCTCCTTACGCGTTGTTAATTCAGAATCAAAAAAAAGAAATCGCTGAAACCTTAAAACGCAGGTTGGTTTAAGATCAACACTGAGAGGTTGCCCTTGAATAGGCCAACGAAAAAGATGAAACAAACCACATCCGCGTCTCGAAGAATTATCCTGCTGCCATTTAGGAAGGTCTAAATGGCAAAAGCAAAAGACCCGAAGAGCCTCTTTCGAAGGCTTACTACGTTATTTAGATCAGCCCCGGTCGTCAAACGAAAGATCCGTGGTTTTGATACTGCGTTAGCGACAGTTGATAAGTCAAAGAGTTCCGGAACTTTGTTGTTCCAGAAATCGTTGTCACCAACGTATGCAACGTTAACGAGTAATGCTTACAACTTATCCGAACGTTTGATGCGATATCAAGATTATCAGGACATGGAGCAGACACCAGAAATTGCTTCAGCTCTTGACATAGCAGCCGATGAAACGGTATCTGTAGATGATAAAGGCGTGAGCCTGCACATCAATTCTGAGAATGAAAAGATTAAAGAGATTCTCGAAGACCTTTTCTACAATACGTTGAACGTTGAATTCAATCTTAGGTCCTGGACGCGAAACCTCTTAAAATACGGTGACTTCTTTCTGTATTGTGACGTATCTCCGGATCATGGAGTTGTTAATGCGTTTCCAATCCCTGTGAATGAGATTGAACGTGAAGAAAATTATGATCGTGAAGATCCATTTGCAGTCAGATATCGATGGGTAACACTAGGAAATCGTACACTTGAGAACTGGGAAGTTATCCATTTTAGGCTTTTAGGAAACGACATGTTTCTGCCCTACGGTTCATCAATGATCGAACCTGCACGTAGGATCTGGAGGCAATTGATCCTCATTGAGGACGCAATGCTCGTGTATCGAATCGTTCGTGCACCTGAACGACGTGTATTTTACATTGATGTAGCTAACCTACCGCCAGAAGAGGTTCCTCTTTACATAGAAGAACAGAAGCGGAATCTAAGATCGAATC